GCCGCGTAGCTGATCGGCTGGGTCTGGGATACTTGGGGTGCCGACTGGGTCGGCATTGCGGTATCGGCCTGCATAGGTTACCTCTTTTTGTAGGCTTTCGAGAGTTCGGTAAAGGAAGGGGGTGAGATCAAGTCTCGGATCCGCAGCCATCGGTAAATTCGGCTGCTGCGGATGGGGAGTCCTCATTTCTTGATTTACGAGATCAATAAATGTGGCCATTGCTTTCTGTACTTGTCCCACCATCCGGAACGGGAATCCGCTGAGCATGCCAGCAACTTCGTCGTCCGTTTTTGAAGGGAATAAATACTTCAGTGCTTCTATGCTATCAACACCTAACTCCTGTAGGTTCCGGGTAAAGATGGATTGGTTAAGTTTGTCCTGTGTCGTGTCTTCATAAACGGGTCCCATCCAGCGCCAGCAGACCGCCCTATCACCGTCAGGAGCCAGTCCAAGAACACCTGGAGGCACTTCCTTTGTTTCAACTGCAACATCAATAGCTTTTTGCAGTTTCTTTTCATACGCTGCTTTTTGTTTTTCGTACTTAGCCTGTAAGGCTTCGTCTTCTAGGTCAGCAGGAGGATCAGGATATTTAATTCCGGAAGCAAAAGCTAACGATTTACGGAAAATCTGCTCCTCCTGAAAGACCATTAACTCAAGGCATTTACAAATACCGTAGTTATAAAGTTGTAAGCACTTTTTCTTGGCTGTTGCACTTACTCGTCCATAGGCTGATTTAATCTCCGTAGCGGTTACATTAGTAATACTAAGGTCGTCGATGCCACCTAAAGCAAGCCGGATCTCACTACGCAGTTGTTCGGCATACCGCGCCTGATCAGCGCTAATTGCGTTGGGGGTAATAAACCCGACTCGATCTGATGGCTCCAGGTTGGCGATAACTCTAGGAACCCGCATGCCACTGCCAGGCTTGCCGTAGTAACCGGGACTTTGACGAGTTACGTTATCAGATTTATAAGTAGAACTGGAAAGGCTGAACTCAGATTGGAACCCAGACTGACTGGAAATACTGGGGCGTTGGGAAATATCACCGTCTGCTTTCTCAATGATATCTTGCTTTGGTCGAGAAGACAGCAAGGTCGGGTTACCAAAGAAGGAGAGGTTTGCCCTGATGTTTTTAACCATCTCATCATGGGCGATGATTTGATTGGACAACCACTCAAACTCCCCATGTCCGTCAGTGCCAAAGGCATCGGGGTTATTGAAAACCTCAACACATGGGATAAACTCCATGCTATTGACGGTTTTGGTGGTATTGCCCATAGTGGCGTACTCCACAGCAGTGTCAAATGACAGCTCCTGTTCGCTATGGCACTCTTCAATTTCCGTGGCTGTAATCCGCAGCCGCATGTAACGCTTATCAGTTGATAGGCCAACACCGCCGAACCCACGGCTAGATTTGACCTTGTATGGATAAATGATGATGACCTCTTCTAGGTCACCTTCTGGTGTGTAATATGTGCGATACGCATCCCTGTCAAACCAATACAGGCGGTATGTTTTTTTGGTGGGGCGGATATAGAAAAGACCTTTGCCGTAAGCTAAAAACCGATCCCAGATGGAATCAAGCCGGGCGTCTAGCTTGTTAAATTTGATGACCTGTTGAATGAAGTCAAACCGCTGAGTTCCGAAGTTGTCCTGATTCGGATAAAACTCGACGCCTTGCCGCACACCAAACATTTTCATTTGGGACAGGTGGGCGTTCAACAGCATGGTATCGGCACCACCGTCCGAATCCCTGTTGACGGCTGACCGGATAAAATCTTCTAGGATGGTTTTGTTTTCGGACATTCGTTAGGAGACTCTGTAGCTATTATGCCTCAATTTCGTAACCGGCGTGCAACCTTTTAAGGGTGATCACATCATCCTCCACTTCAACGTCAAAACGTTCACCTGGGGATAATCCCATGTCGTGGCACAATTCGTCGGGCAAGGGCACAACAGCGGAACCGTATGCGTCCTGATCTAATTCGATGATGTAGTATCCGGTAGACATTGTTGAGTGATTTTATAAGTTTAAATCCAGATTACTTTAACCCTAATATTCCAACTCAAGCTTACCCCTGGTCACTAATCCGTTGCAGAGCCAGATCAAGGCGTCAACACAGTCATCGTGTGAGCTTACGCCAAAATTAACGATTTCGTCAGTCAGTGCCTGAAATTTTCGATATTTGTTAAACACAAGCTTTCGCTGCTCGAACAGGCCCATGATCCCCCTAAAGCGTGCGACCTTATCCCCACGGAACCCTTTGACGGCGTGCCAGTTGATGTTGTAAAGTCCGTGGTCGCCAAGGCAGATCCGTTTGAAGTCTGCTTCCAGGGAAGCCTGGTAAGCAACAGCTTCAGACCAAACGTCAACATGGCTTGCCCCTGCGTGGTACTGGTTTCCATCTTTATGTACAATTCCCCATTCGTAACACATTTCCATTAAAGACTCTAATTTCTCCAGGTTTCCCATGATCCGGATGCGTTTGCAATCAATAATGTGGATCTTGTCCCCAACACGGCCTCCAAGAACCATGACGGTGTAGTCATTACGTTCTCTGACGCCAGCAGAAAGGTCAACCCCGATCCCCAAGCAATCGAATTCGGTGGAGATTTGACCTTTAACAATCAAGTCAGGTGAGATCGATAAGTCACTGGTTTGAACAATTTGGTTTTGATACTGAAAACTAAAACTGATAGGAGCTTGACGGCGACGATCTTGGAGGTATTCCAAAGACCACATGTCGGGCCAGTAGGAAACCTCATCTCCGCTATTGTCAACAGTGATTGCGGATTGAACGATTTGAACCCAGTCATTTACAGGAGTAAAGGTAGTGCTGTGGATGTCGTCATGCCGGAACCTGGTGCCAAGACAGATGGCTCGACCACCTTCAAACATGGTTGGAACAATAACTGAGTTCCAGTTGTCTTCCATCATTTGTCGGATGTCGCGGTTTTTAATATCGTCGGCGCTTTTGACAACGTCGTCAAGTATACATAAGTGGCTACGCTTAGAAGTCACCGCACCCTTGAGTCCTGCACAACAAATAGTAAATTCCTCTTCACCAGTGGATTTAATTCCTGCAAATTTCCAATCAATGCTCCAGTATTCATTGGAGTTGATCCCTTTAGCAATCTTTACCATGGGAAAAATTTCCCTATAAAGTTTACTTTCTTCAATAATTCGTTTTATTGCTGCACTCTTGGGACGTGCAACATCAACCGTGTAAGAAATGTAAAGGATTTTTAACGGTTTTTTGTGTAAAGCGTGGATTCCAATTGACCAGGCTGTGTAAAGACCAAGAACTGTGGACTTTGCGGACCCCCTTGGGGCCAAAATGTCAATATTGGGTCCGCCAATACCAATTAAACATTCAGTATTGTCGCCAGTGCAGAGGTACCTGTGCCACTCTTTATGATGAGCAGCAGGAGGTTTATCTCCAACAACATCGCAAAAATAAGCGAAATCAACACGAGCCCTCTCAACGTCAATGCTGGAGGTTTTTTTGACAACTTGTTGTTTCGCTGCAGCACGTGCGGTTCTGCGGTAAACGGAATACAGACTGGTCCCTGCCATGCGCTTACCCTAGCGCACTACACCTCAAGACTCCTCTTGCAAGATCTTCGTCCACACCGCCATAGAAGCCTCCTCAAGGGGTCCTTCGATAGGGTCGTCACGGAAGATCAGTAGCACCTCCCTAAGAGCGCGATCAGCGCCAGCAAGAATTAAACCTTGTTTATCAGTTAAGTGCTTTTCGTCATTTAGTTGTTTAATGGTCCCGCGAAGTTCTTTTTGAAGCATGGCAATGCGGGAGGCCCCCATGTCTTGTTTGATCATGCCAAGATCGATTGCATCACGAAGCTTGGCAATATCTTGCTGCATGGAGTCAATCTCCATTTCCATAATTCCGTTAAAGTTTCTTTTCTTAAATTCTTCCTTGGCCCAGTCGTCGCACTCCACGATAGATCTTGTATTTCCGAGAAATCGAGAATACAGATACATTTGAATCGGAGAAGACGTTTTCTTACAAAAAGCAAGAAAGGATTCGCGGTCTTTTTCAGTTAAAGACTGTATCCAGCTCTGCATCGATAAAAAGCGTCAGGTGCTTATTGTAACGCTTTTTATTCAACAATCCCTGGTTGTGCCGAACTAGGTTGTGAGGTTTTTGGACCACCTGTGCGATAGGCATCTTGTGCCCAATCGCGCTGCCTACCCATAACGTAGTTCTGTTGCATGTACTGTTGCAGCGCAGTTTTACGGGTTTCTTTCCCGGTGGCACCAATGCTGAGTCGCTCTTGCTCACCCTGAGTTTGGTAGCCAAGCCGCTGTTGCTCCCCAGTTGCACCAATTCCAAGACGTTCTTGCTCACCTCTCGCTCCAATGGTTGCACGTTCCTGCTCTCCTTGTGTGCCAAGAGTTAAACGTGTTTCTGCACCTGTAGACTGAGTTTGGCGAATATCCTGGGTCGTGAAAAATTCTTTGTTTTGCTGATCAAGCTGAGAGCCGAGTGTCATGTTAAGGCGCGATTGAGCGCCGGAAACTTCAACCAGTGCAGTCTGAGTCTGCAATGACTGAGTTGGAACTGCAACGGGAGCCGGTGCTGGTGCTGGTGCCGGTGCCGCTTTTTTTTTCTTACCCATGACAGTTGATTTTCTTAATTAACAGTATAACAAAGGGATTCAGATCAAGTCATCCGAAACGTTTGTCCGGCGTAACCACGAGCAAACTCTTTGGCTGCCATTGCTTGGGTTGCTGTTGCGCGGTCACGTTCTGCTTCGGCGCCAGCAGCGGAGGCCATTTGGCTTTGCGCTGCAACATTACGTGCAGACTGTGCTGTAGGTGTTTGTTCTTTAGTAAGAAGAAACTGTGTACTAGCTGCAAGGTTGCGGGCAGTTGCCTCGGAGGAGGCAGCACTCAGATACGGAAATAAATCCGCTATCTGCTGGCGGGTTAACTCTCCTGATGTTTTAGCGGCAATTTGCTGCAATTTTTGCCACTTTTCAAAATCAAAATCTTCTTTGCTTTTTGTTTCTGGAGAAACGGGACTGCCAGCAGGAACAACAGGCTGGCCTTCAGCGGTAGCAGGGTACAGAGTATTTTGCGAAGGACTATATTTAAACTCTTTTAATTTTAACCAGTCGTTAAGAGCAGGGTTAGGCAAGCCAAACTGACTGCCTAGGTCAGATCCAGAATAAGAATAGTTTGTGTTGTACATCAGCTGTACTGGTATTGAGCGCTAAGTGCTTGACCAAGTTGAGAAGCGGCGTTAGCACCGATTTGCTGCGAAGTGCGATAACCGCTTTGAAGCATATCAGCACCCGTAGCAATGTTTTGGCGAATTTGAGCTGCTGCCATCATGCGGTCCAGCTCGTTCTTTTTAACTTGCTCATTTAATGGCAAGTATGCGAGGAAATCTTTAACTCTTTCATTACGTTGAAGTTGGGCTTCCAGGCCAGCGGCAACGCGTGCAGTATTACCAATTCCGGTTGTTACATCTGTTAACGAAATTGGTTGATTTTTTAACTGTTGAAGTTGAGATAAAGCTGCTGTTTGCTCAAGTTGGTTCTGAACGTCAGCTCGTTGTTGCTGTTGCTGTTGTGCAAGGGTAGTAGCCGCGCCTGCAGTTGGTGCTACAATCTTGCCCGCTAAGTTGGTCGCGCCAGCTGCAAGAGGGGCCGCTAACGCGGGAGCAAGGTTACCGCCAAGAAAGGCTAACGGGGTGGCAATGGCAGCAGCAGTGAGAGGTGCAACAGGGCCGCCTGACACTCTCATCATTGCCGCAGTTCCGCTGCCAAGAAGTTTTTGTCCTAATGGCGTACCGGCTATTTTAGTCCCAGCAAAACGTCCGAGTTTTCCGCCACCGTAACCAAGACCTAAACCTAATCCGCCACCAAGTAAAGACGCGCCTGCAACTTGCAGGGGATTCTGACCTTGCTCTGCGGCTTGGGAACCAGCTTGCCACGCACCCGCTGCCGCAGGAATTGCAAGTGACGCTAAAAGCAGTGGATTCATAACTATTCTCTCTTAGTAGTTATTTTAATAGAGATACGCTTTTGTTTTAATTAAACAAAATTACTGGCTGCACCCATCCCAGCTGAAATAAAAGGGCCCGCTCCGGGGATTGCATTTGCAAAAGGAGCAGCAAACCTGAGAACCTTACTAAAAGTGCTTTGTTCTGGCGGAAGAATGGTTGGCGGCGGCCCCTGAACAACCATAAAATTTTCTCCTTGAGCAACTAAGCCCCCACTAGAAGTAAGACCATCAGCTCTTTTACCTTGTGCAATGTTATCTTGACCATACTTCTCTAGTCCTTTTCCTGCAGCACGAAAAGCGTCCTCCCAGGGGAATTGTTTTTTCTCTTTATCTTTGCCAAGTCCAAAAGGATCGCCTTCTAGATTAAAGCCTTTATTCCAGCTTTCTAAATCTGAACCAATTCCACTAAACCCGCCAGAGCCTGGATTCCAGCTAGACCCAAAACTACTTCCGCCCCCGCCGCCGCCAAAGGAGCCTCCGTCGAACTTAAACGAATCAGACC